ATGTTCGTTGAGCTGGTCTATGACAAGCGTAATGTTGAGGGGCTCGAAGGGGCAAGAGAGATCATTCTGGCCGAGCTGACGAAGCGGGTGCACCAGATTTTCCCTGATGCCGAAGTGAAGGTGAAGCCGATGCAGGCAAATGGCCTGAATAGCGATGCCAGCAAAAGCGATCGGGAAAAACTGAACCGCATGCTGGAGGAAATGTTTGAAGAGTCAGATATGTGGCTGGTTTCTGAGTTCCCGACAGTTCGCCAGGTTGGGCTTTAACTATCTATCGTGTAATTTTCCCCACGTTTGCTCGGACATGAACACTAAGCAACCTGCCGCCTCCCGTTTTTGCATACGACGGGAGGCGGTTTCCTTGCCCGCCGCCTGGCTATATCATTCACGAACCTGACTGGCTAAGCTCTGAGGCAGCTTTCACCGCTTTAATAATATCACGAGCCTTGTCCGGATCGTTAAGCGCCAGTTCCACCAGATTGAAGAGTTCTTTGATTGCTTCAGTATGGTAGGCGGCAGCCACGCCTGATGTATCAAGAAATTTAAAATTCTCAATCACCGCACCGTCGCTAAACTTGCGGTCTCCATATGATTTGACAGCATCCGGACACCACTTTTCAACATCCTGGGCTATAAGGCCAACGCCTCGTCCGCCATCCTTAATATCGTAAGTCACGCCACGCATAGCGAGTACTGCGGAAAGAGGCTTGGCTACAGCCTCAATTTTCGACTTATGCCGCTCATCAGAACCGTTGACCCAGGGTCCTTGCGAAGTAGCTGATCCATCGAAATTGAATGCCCAGTATTTTTGTGTGGCTGGTCCATAGTAGTAAATTGTATAAGACAGAGTGTCCGTTCCTGACCCGCGAGTAATTCCTGCAACCCAGCTATCGCTGTACCATTTGTACTGAAATGCGCCTACATATCCTGTTGACGGTGTATCTCCATCACCCGAGATTGTAAGTATATTGTTATCTCTGCCTGCCCCCTGTTGCACCTTTCCCTTTAATACGAATCCCTTGGAGAGATCAACATCAAGCCCACCGTTGGCAGAAATAATAGAGTTAGCATCGGCAGCGATTGGCGCGCTTTTCAAATTCATCTGACCTGTTAGTGTCCCGCCAGTTTTTTGAAGGGCACCAGTGATGCGAGAATCATCGCCGGCAGCTACGGTACCAGTTACAGTCCCAACACTCCTGGTGGCACTGTCTCCCAAATCGAGGTTTTTGCGAGCGTCCGCGGCATTCGTTGCACCTGTTCCGCCCTGGCTGATACTGAGTGCGGTAGTCAGGCCGCTTAGGCTGGTTATATCGCTGTTAGCCCCTTTCTTCGCCAGAGATTTTTGACCCGGCACGGTAACGGCAGTGCCGTTGATAGTGATGGTGACATCAGATGTCCCGTTCATTACATCAGCGAACCCGCTCATGTAGCGCTGGTACATCGTGAAGGTTTCAGCGATATCCTGCGCCAGCCCATCCACGCTCAGACTGTCACTCAGAAGAATGGCATATTTGGTTCCCGCAGGGATTGCAGGGTTAGCAGCTGGCGTAACGGTGAGAGAGGTTGCGCCGCCGATAGCGGTGATCTGGAAAACCTGCGCTGGGCTGGTCAGCGCGATGACGGTACAGCCGTTACGAATCAGCGAGCCAGCTGCAGTGAAGTTTGTGCCGGTACCTGTAAGGGTGTTTCCGCTGATGGCGATAGTGCCAGTGGTATAAATCATGTTTTCTCCAGGCAATAAAAAAACCCCGCCGGAGCGAGGTTGATTAAAAAGACAGTTTATTCAGACGTACATATCGGGTAGAACGGGAAGGTTCAGTGGCGTTACCGTGTCATTACCAAAAATTGCATACCGCTCGCGCCCAAGATATTTCCCACCCTGAACTGAAGCACTGCCGTTCTGTATTTTTATTCCAAACATTCGATACACATACATGCCATTTACTTCATGGGCCATCAGCCCGAATCTGCCCAGCGGAACATAGCCGCTGCCGATGCTCACGGCATTTTTCGAAGGTGTCCAGAGCTGGTTGAGGTAGACGAAAGGCCGCTTTGTCGTTGAAAACGTGCAGGCCCCGGCTGCATTGAAGATGTTTAGCCCCGTTCCCGGCTGCGGCGCCACACCACTGGCGAAGATGACAATATCTATCGTGCCGGTCGTCGGAGCGTCATCGTTGGTGGATGGAGGGCTGAAGAACCTGACCGTGTTGCCATCGAAATCGACTGTGTTACCGCTATTGCAGCGCCCAAAGACGATATATTTGGACTTGTCATACCCCGCTATTGTGGGAACTGCCCAGCCGCCTGTGGGGACATTGACAGTCCCCTTCCAGATACACTGCCCTGACTGCGTGGCATTGGTTATTGAGGTGAAGTCAGTGCTGTTGCTGATTAGCAGCCCCACCCCACTTCGCTGACCTGTTGGAAATATCTGCCAGAGACTTCCGGGGAACGTGTACGTACTCTCACGCTCACTGATGCTTACGTCCTTCATCGTGGAGTTCTGCGTCACACGGCCACCGGATATGGTGACCGAGTTCATTTTATGAAGCAGCCCTGAATCAAGATAAGCCGTCGCGTGGGGGATAAACAACACCTGCGAACCGGATACATAACCGGAAATATCCGCGTACTTGGCTTTCTGATATCCACTGTCAAAACTTGCTCCAAATGACGGGCATCTCAGCCCCGCCGTTATCTCCATACGTTTCCCGCCGTCGTTCAGCTCTATCAATAACCCTGTCGGCATATTATCACCATGTCCCAAGTACGATCCGGCCACCACCCGGAATGTTGATGGTGACGCCGTTGCCATTAATGACTGTGGTATTACCGGACCCGTTAAATGAAAAATTACCGTTGGTTGCATAAATGGAGCCACGAACCGTCACGTTGTTGAATGTGGCATATCCCGACTTGTTGATGTGCCAGCCAACGTTCCCGGATCCGTCCCAGGTTGAAGACTGAATATAGCTGCCGATTTTGGCATTGCTGATGGTACCGTCCTGGATGAACGTATCCCGGATGAAGGTCTGTCCGTTCTGGATTACGAACGGCAACGACACCGCCCCACCAGCCTGCGCCATTACCGCGAAACGGTCAGCCACAAACAGCACCTGTGATTGCATGCCGGATGGCGTATTCTCAACACCTATCCCCATACCAGCAGCATACTGTTTTCCGTTCGCATCCACGGCAACCTTGATGCTGTACATCGCCTTCAGGTCGCCGTTGACGTTCGCAATGGCCTGCTCGTTGGTGGTGATCGCTGAAGTGTGCCCGTTGATGGTCGCCGTAATGTCGTTTATCTGCGTGGCGGTGGCCTGCTGGTAATCGGAGAACGTCTGATTCAGGCTGTTGATGGATGCCTTGTTGCCGTTCACGTCAGTCTGCAAACTTAGCAGCGAACGTGCTGTTGCCTCCCTGTCGCTTGCCATGACGTTATCAATACGATCGATGCTGGCCTTGCTGTCACCGTACTGCGCACTGAGTCTCACCCGCTGATCAACCTGCGCCAGCGTACTCGTTATTAGCGCGATGGAGTTACTCTGAATGCCGCCGCTGGCCTTATCAGTTTGTGCTCCCAGCTCTTCCAGGCGTGATGCCATTGAGGAATCGAGGTCTGTTACAACCTGGCTAAGGTTGGTGATTGAAGCTGTATTCTGTTCTCCGACTGCAGCAGCCGAATCAGCTTTGTCAGATGCAGCCTGAGTGGCTGCAGTCAACTGGCTTACCGCCGAAGCGCGAGCTTCAGTTTCCGTTGCTAACGCCTGGCGAACTTCAGTAATACCCGCTTCATTCTGTGCAGTTTGTGCCTCAAGACGAGTAACATCCGTGACGCGGGCTTCCGTCTCAGTGGCGATCACCTCCCGGAGCTGTTCGAATGTCGCAGAGTTAGCCCCCTGCTGCGCAGTCTGGCGCACAACAACATCAGCAATAGCCAGGGCATTGCCAATGATTGCTTCTGCTGTCTGCTTATTCGAACCTACTGCTGCAGCCAGACCATCGGCGTTCTCCTTAATCGCATCAGACAATTCGGCCAGTTTCTCGCTACTTTCTACGGCACTCTCAATCAGATCCTTGAATACCTCAGAATCTTTAATTTCCTCCAGGATCACATCGGTGATGTCGGAAACATCTATGCTGGCCTGCCCGCGCACCCAGTCGGTGTATCCGGACTCGTTGCCGCTACGGTCCACCAGCTGCGCGCGGTACCAGAAAATCTGCCCAGCCTTAAGTCCCATCTGCTGATATTTGCGCTGCGGGTAAGGCACATCGGCCAGCAGCATCGCATCGTCTTCGGTACCGGTAAGGCTGTACTGAATTTCCGTCTTCAGCGTGTCGTCGGTATTCGCCGGGAATCCCCAGTTCAGCTCGATACCGAAAACCACGTTTTCAGACGCGATGAAACCCACCGGCTTCGGTGGATTGCCCACTTTACCCGTCAGCGTTTTCTCTTCTGAATACCCCCATCCGGAAGAAATTTCAGCGGCGTTGATTGCGCGCACGCGCACCAGGTAGCGCCCGGCATAAATCCCCGGAACGTCGAATGACGTGGTGGAGCTGCGCGGCACGTTAACCCAGTTCCCGTCGTTGCGGCGCCATTGAGCTTCATAGGCGATAGCGTTCCGCGCCTGGTCCCAGCTCACCCGCATCGTTTCGACGCTGATATTTTGCTGCACCACAGAAAACGAGCTGATCACGATGTTCGCAGGCGGCGACTGGTTGCCCGGCGGGATCACGCTCACCGGCCGCTGGTCAATGATGGCTCCGGTATCGATTCGGGCATATTTATCCGGATCGTGCCATGCACCGGTAATGGTGAAAGTGCCATCATCGTTATCAGCGACACTCACAACACGATACTGCTGCGCGTAGAGTTCGTTTGACTCAACCACCCAGACAGCTTCGACCTGAGGCGTCTCACTGTACGCGGTGGTGACTGTGACCGATTCCCCGTTAACCGCCTGAATGGTCCTGCTCTGTGACGCTCCGGAGGGAAGGTTGAGGATAAGGCGATCACCTGCTGCCGCATCAGCTACACGGTCAAGTTTGATAACGCGACCATTAACGGCGCTGATGCGTCCGCCCATAACCTTTCCGGAAAGCAGCTCGTCTGCCACAGCGATGATATAGCCAGGCTGCGGTATGTTTCCGTCCAGCCCGACATCAAACGAAACAACGCGATCCTTGTTGTTGGTGAGAATACCCCAGCGCCCCTTTCGGTTCGCTTCTGACTGCCTGGTACAGCCGATGGCTGTCATTTCCAGCTGATTGAAGCCGTACCGCGCCACCAGAGCCTGCTCAAATACGGGTTCCATCGCGTCAGCATAGGCGTTACCGGGATCGGACCATGAAACCAGCGCTGTAGTGTAGCGGGTTTTCGTGGTGCTGCTTGAATAGGTGAAGCGACCGCCAACAACATTAGCGCGCGTGTAGCTGTAATCCACATCACGGGGCATATCGGCCAGAGCAACGATCTGATCGCCACCCCAGTACGTCATGCCACGGAAAATAGCAGCAAAATCACGCAGGACTGTGTAAGCGTCGTTCCGGTCCTGAATGTACACGTTGCAGGTATAGCGTGGTTCTGTTCCATCGCCACCCTTACCGTCCGGTACCATCTGATCGCAATACTGGGCGACCTGATAAAGCGTCCATTTATCGATGTTAGCAGCAGTCAAACGGTGACCGAGGCCGAACCGGTCAGAAACAACCAGATCGTAAAAAATCCACGCAGGGTTATCCGTCCATGCCCACTTAAACGCCCCGGTCCATGTCCCGCTGTAAGATCGAGTTTCCGGGTCGTAAGTATCAGGAACCCGAATAACGCGGCCACGAGGCTCACAGGAGATCTGAGGTATAGAACCATTAAACTGGCTGGAGTCGAATTCAATGTACAGCAGCGCGGTGTTCGGATATCGCAATTTCGCATCAATCACCTCAGTGAAGCTCTGTAGCGTCATCGTGTCGCCGATTTTCGCGCTGTTGGCGTCAGCGGTAATTTTGCGTAGTCTGATTGTCCAGGTGCTGCCCGCCTGAGGTAAATCAATACGGTGGCTACGCTCATAACCTGAGGTCGTTTTCCCGGTCACACTGGTATTGAGGACTGTCTGCCATGTCCCGCCGTCCGTCTGCAAGTCAATCGCATAATTAACCGAGTAACCAACCAGATCGCCATCGTCCTCCTGCTTGAAAAGAGAAGGCCATTTCAGGCGTAAACGAACCGCTGAAAGCTGTGTATTGGTGAAGGTTCGTGTCCACGCTGTAGCGCTCGTTACCTCGGTGCCCACGCTGATTTCGTTTTCGGTACCGGGAATGCCCTGAATGTACTTCTGGGCCTGTGTACCCGCGCGGAATTCCCACGTAACGCCGCTGAAGTTTTGGGAGCCGTCGGCGTTCTCCAGCGCCGTTCCGTCCAGGTAGATATCCTTCCCGGTGAGCTGTCCAGCAAACTCCCCTTCCCCAAGCGCAACGAGGATTTTTGCCTTCGCTACAGATTGTAGATCATCAGGCTGTTCGGTAGGGGTTCGGGAACTTGAGCTGCCGCCCTTGCGGCCCTTTAACACTTTATCTGTAGCCATATTGCGCCCATAAAAAAAGCCACCCGAAGGTGGCCAGAAAAAAGGGTAGTTATCTACTGCTGATCTTCGACATAAATTCCTGCAGAAATAATCGCTCCGCCGATAAGACGCTTACCATACAGCAGAGGGACCGGGTACCCCTGTGCCGCAGTGTTTGTAACACCGCCGAATGCGTAGGAGGCGCGGTTATCTGCGCTTTGTTTGCTGGCTATTCCTGGTGGCTGTGGTGAAAGCATCTGTACAACTCCGCCTAGCATCATTGCAGCACCAAATTTATATAAAAATGGTGAGGCCGCAGCCCATGGAGTGAAGCTAAGAACAGCACCAACTGCCACCAACACAGCACCTAAAACTGTTTGCAGCACACCCGCTTTTTTGCCCCCAATGATTACAGGTACAATTCTGATCACTTCACCTGTAACGGGAAAGCCGAGGTCGTCTACACCTATATTTTTCTTCCCTTTGAAAATGGCAAAGGTTAGACCACGACTTTTACTGCTAATCATATAACTTTCAAAGCCGGGGATAGTTTTAGCGAGAGCCGTTCCAGCTTCAGATATTTTATTGATAAGCCGGTGATGAATCTTTCCAAAAATTTTACCCGGCTCGCCACTTAGCTCAATTCGCGTCATTACCTCTTGCATCGTACCCTCTATTATTTTAATGATTATTAATCCGCTTTGTTAGCTCGAATCATAATATTACACTCTTTATTATTTAACTCTCCGGACTGACCGATACTACGCTGCGTTAAACAATCAGTAGCAAGTTTTTTAACTGCAAGCTTTGCGTATACATCACCGTTATTTGAAACTAATCCGGTGATAAACTCATTATCAGATCTATTATGCTTCTGTTGCGCTTCCATCATGGCAATCATAAATGCGTAATGGTTAACGTAAGTGACTGCAACTGAATTAGATTTAATCTCAGAGTGCCGTTCAAGATAATCGTTTACAGTTCCTGCAAATGAATTCAGAGATGTTGATAATAATATTATGCTCAAGGCACGTTTCATGGTTCCGCTCCTTTGTTTTGATCAAAGGTTAGCACAGGTCCTTGTAGCGAAGTATCTTCATAGTTCTTTCCTGCCAGTAGCCCCCATACGGCACGCGCTGGCTCAAGTGCCCGTACAGGTGGTGCAGCAGCATATTACCCTCAAGCAGAATCCCTGCGTGATTCCACTTATCAGCCTGGACCTGCATGATCACCATATCACCTGGTTTCGGCGGCCCATCAAACTCACGGAATCCACATTCGTACCAGCAATCCTGATAGAAATTGTCCGAATAATCATTTTCCCACCAGGGATAATCAACCCGGTAATCGTGTAGCTCGATACCATGCGTTTGCCGGAAATAGCTCATTACCAGCCCCCAGCAGTCAAAGTGACCAAGAACAAATGGGCGCTCCAGCAGCGGCAGTTCTCCGCGCGGCTGGATGGTGCGTAAATCCCCCTCCGGCCAGCTCACGATATGCCAGGGTAAAAGAGTTGCATCGCATTGCGCTTTATCCAGTTCGCTCGGTTGTGTCGTGGCATCAGGGTGACTATGAGCGATGGCGATCACCGTACCCCAGTCCTCAGCAGCTGCGTAATCTTCCGGGCAAAGGACAAAATTGTCCTCCGGCTCAGTGGCAAGGTTGCGGCAGGGGAAATATCGCTCAACACGGCTTTTCTGCGCCACCACGCCGCAGCACTCGCGAGGATATTCAGCTGCAGCATGCGTCATAATGGCATCAATGGTTTTCTGCCGCATATCAGCTCCTGATCAAAGACGTGCCAGGGAACCCACCAAACGAGAGCTCGTTATTTTCACCGAACCGAAGTTTGCAGGCCGTCAGCGTGCCGTTACATTCATCAAGCGACGGATCGCTTACGGGGTTGTTGTTTTTGTCGAAATAGTTGGTCCCGGCATAATCGCAGCCGTCGCCGGTGCGATACTTGTTCCGGATGCACCAGGTGCACAGGGAATGAAGCTGCCGCGTCGGGATCATTTGCCCCTGCAGGTCCATCGGGCTGGATAGCGTGAACTCAACCACTTCGTTGGTTTCACTGCTCTTTGCATCGATGTAGAAAACCTTCAGCTTTTCCTGGGTCGGGTCAGCTGTTGGATTGCCGCCGGAAAAGTTAATCGCGTCAAGATATTTGCCCAGCGTGTCATGGATGGTCACTTTCGCCTGCAGCATATCGTCATAAGCCAGACAAAGAGCCGTAATGGAGCTATCAAGGTTAGCCACTGATAATTTTGGCTGAGCGCTACTTCCACTGGTAGATGCCTCGATCCCCTCAATTTGACAGGGCCAGGCTTTATACTCCTCACCCTGCCACCAGATTGATTTAGCCGGGAGATTATTTTCGTCTCCCCCTGCAGCTACAATTTCCGCCTCAGTATGGGCCAGGTTGTAGCTGTGAAATCTAAGCACCTCGCCTGTACCAAAGGCCGTTCCATCGACCTCATAAAGCCTGACTGCATCGCCGGGCTCAAGCTTCTGATAATCTGCATTGAGACTCATGGTTTGAATGCCTGTTGGAAAGTTGCGGAAAGGGAGTAGTTCTCACCGCCCATCGGTGTGGGCTTATACTCAGCACAACGATATAAGCCGAGCTGCTCAAGCGGTGGTTTCCACTGAAACGCTTTTGTACCTCCATGCCTGTCAAGAAAGGTTTTTATCGACTGAATGTATTCCTCAGTTCCAACAAAATTCAGTTCCCATTGTTGGCTACGAGGATTGATACCGTCGCCAGAAATCTGCTCGTAACCATCCCCAAACTTAGCGCTTCTTGTCCTGAACGAAACGGTTTGCGTCGGGCTAACTCTGGGGCTCCAGGAGAAGGTTTCGATAGCCATGTTTATCGCGTTCCTTTCATTGCATTCCAGATATCACCACCAGGGCGGATATCACGCATGACATTTTGCTTATATCGCTGATCGACAAAACGCCCTACATCAGCACCGAACTGTTCCAGCCCTGAGGGTGCCTGTGCGGATGTATTGCCGTTTGAATCAATAGTGATATAAACCTTCGGCGCCATGTCGCCTCCCGCTCCAGCACCATTAACAGCACGCACCCCAAGTGAACCATCCGCTGCACGGGTTAGCGGCATGATCGCCTCCGGTCCAGCTTCTCCCATTACTCCGGCACCTTTTGCGAAAGCAAAAAACGTAGGATTATCGACGATCTGACCGCTATAAGTGCTCAAATCTGAGGAGGAATAAACGCCTCCTTTAGCGTTGAACTGGAAGTTGCTTCCATAATCGGCAATCGCAGTTCCTGTACTGGCCGCCGCACCGCTACCAACAGCACCAAACACACTCGAACCTACGCTCATGATGGAACTCAGAATCGTATTAGTTAGCAACGCCTGGGCTGCCATATCGACGAGGTTCTGAATTATCGACTGAGTCAACGTGGAGAACAGGTTGGTCAAACCCTCTTTAAAGGTCTGCGTTTTCGTCAACAGCCCCGTCAGGACATTAGTGGTACGCTCACGAGTAGCCTCCACCAGACCGATCGCCAGATTATTGAAGTCACTCTGTGAGCGATATAATTCCAGCGCGGTCTGATACTGAGCATCAGCAGAATCTTTACTGCTCTTCTGCATCAGCATTTCGTACTGCTGCTTACTTACTGCACCATTGCGATAATAGGTCTCGATCAGGCTTTGCTGCTGTAAAAGTTGATTTCTTTGCTGGGCAAGCGGATCAACGTCACCGGCAAGCTCAAGACGAGGTGCTGAAAGAGCATCCGCCTGCGCCTGCAGGATTTGACGGGAGGTATCCTGTGACAGCTTCACTCGCGCTGCCATGAATTCCTTTTCATTAATCAGACGGGCATCAAGTAGCGACTTCAGCTCCTGACTGGCTTCCTTTTCCTGATTTATAGCCGATTGCGCGGGTGAGTACTGTTCTGCAAGCTCTACGCGTTGTTTCTGATAATTCTCAGCATTCATCAGCAACGTGCGCTGCAGGTCCTGATCACTTGCTCCATTTTTACGGGCAGCTGCGATCAGCTTTTCCTGGCTGGCTCTTTCCTGCAAGTCGATTCTGCTAAGGCTGGTTGCGTGAGCTTCTTCTATCTCCCTGCGCAACTGAAGGTACTGATTAACCGTTTCCTTCTTAGCCTTTTCAGTATCTTCTCCAGTCCACGGCGTGGTAACCCCTTCTCCGGCTTTCGCAGTCTCAGCTGTAATAGTTTTGATGTCACTCGCGAGCGATTTAGCTTGATCTGCAATCCCTGTCTGAACCAGAAATCGTGCCTTACTAACATTCTCAAGGTTAGATTGCGTTGTCTCTAACCCTTTGTTTACCGCTTCAAGGTCTGCTTCGGCTCGTTTTTTGCTGTCCTCAACCCCTTTTTTCTGCCGGAATGGGTCGAAACCACCAAGGCTATCAAGTCTGCTATCTGCGTCCTGAATTTCCTTTATAAGCTGGTTACGCTGAGTCACCTGATTTTCATATTGGTCTTGCAGGTCAATCTGCTTAACGGCCAGTTGTTTATCAGACATTTGCATCAGCGCAGCAGTGGTTTCAATTACCGCATCTTTGAGGTTAATTGCAGATTGACGAGCATCTTTCGCCTGCTGGTGAAAATACAAAAGAGCAGAACCTGCCAACATTGCAGCACCGAACGGTCCTCCAACCAGCGCTAAAGCCCCACGAGCAAGCCCAACTGCAACCGAGGCAGCCCTAGCAGATACTGAGACCTGCCGATTCGCTGCAGCAAGCTGCATTTTTGCACGGGTTGCCAGATTCGTTTGCTCGGTTTCCTCTCTAATTAACCGGTTAAACTCCCCCTGGTAATTAACGTTCAGGCCTTGCTGCCTGGCGGTCTTTTCCATCTGGCGGTAGTACCCAAACTCTGCATCATTGCGCTTAAGCGTAGCGGCAGTTGCTTCCAGCGTTTTGCGCGCACCTTCAGCCTGGGCCGCGGCCGCAGCTTTTACGGCTGCCTGATTTTGTTGCCAGGCACTAACGTTTTCGCGAAGACCTGCAGTTAGCTTTGTTGAGAGAACAGGAATCAATGTGTACAAAGCTACGCTTGCAACAGCATTGAAATTATCGGTAAGCAGATTGATACCATCGGTTACTGACTGGATACCGGAACGCAGAGGGCCGGTACTGCTTTGACCAATCTTAATGAGCATCCCTTCAAAAGCACTGGTCAGCCCCATGATGTCGCCATTCAGGTTATTCACGCGGATAGCGGCCTGCTCATGCGCAGTCTGTGTGCCGGTAAGAGCCTGGGTCAGCGCGCCAAGTTTATTGCGATTGTCCACCAGCACCGATGCAGCATTAATATTCTCAACCCCAAATAGTTTTACGGCTTGTGCTGTAGAGAGGTTTTTCTTCGACAGGTTCTCAAGCGCGCCGCTAAGACCAACAACCGAAGGTTTGAGCGTTTTGTCGGTCCCCTTCTCCAGTGCAAGAATAACGTTTCTGAGCGCAGTACCTGCTTCACCGCCTTTGATTTCACGCTCGGCCAGAACCTGAATCGCAGCATTCAGTGTTTCAAACCCGACACCTGCCTGTGCAGCGGCCACACCGCCATTTTTAATAGCCGCAGCGGTATCTGCTATTTCCGACGCCCCGAATTTGGCACCGGCAGCGAGCACATTGATATAACGATCCGCTTCCTGAGCCCCTGCTCCGAACTGGTTAAGCGACAGGGCCAGAGTGCGAGTTGCGTCTGGCAAAGTAGAGCCTGCCGCCTGAGCAAGCGTAAGCGCGCTCTTGGTCGCCTCAGTAAGTCCGTCTGCGGTCTGAAGAAGTTCAGGTTTAGCGGATGCCATCAGCTTCAGAGCTTCCACAGCCTGACTCGCACTGTATTCAGTGCTTCGCCCCATCTCCTGAGCTGCTTCATCAAGCGTTTTTAACTGGGCACCTGTAGCACCGGTGATTGCAGAAAGATCGGACAAAGCCTGTCCATATTCCCGCGTAGTCGCAATTATGGTGCCAAGAGATAAACCGGCACCGGCAAATCCTGCCAGGCGGCCAGCAACACCTGCGATGGTTTTACCCATCCGGGAATAAGCTTCATCTGTCTTTTTTGCATCTTCTTGTGCGTTACGGTTGAAACGCTTTGAAGAATTCTCAGCATCACCGTATGCACCCATCAACTGAGATTTAAAATTGGCTGCGTTGAGATGCAGCCCGACGGCAAGGGAAGCAACGTCAGCCATTACATTAACGCTCTCATTACGGCCGCACACTGATCGTCAACATTATTAACTACAGCAGGAGGCGGGGTTTCAGGAATCGGAGAAAACTCTTCACCAGGACGGCTTATGGCACCAGTACGCAGAAAATACGCACGCCAGTGATAGAGGGTTTCTACCGGAAGTGCAGCTATCTTTGATGGATCAGGCTCGCCCCAGCGGTCAGCCAACCAGAAAATAAACTCCAGCCAGGGCGAGCTCGTTAGTTTTTTTCCGCGTCTTCAAGTTTGCCAAGGGCATGCTTTTTAACGATGGCAATAGCGTCCAACAGGGCCACGTTGTCATGCGCTTGCAGCAGCTCTGCTGCGGTTGGTTTATCTTCAACTGCGATTAGGCTGCCGTCGGGATGAACAAGACAATCGACAATCAACTGCACACTGAGTTCGGAAGCTTTGCGCGCATCCTCGGCAATCTGGCTGTCACGCAACGCTTCTTCATGATCGATAAGTTCACCCGCCGTCATACGTCGTAGATAAACAGTGGTGCCGAAAATTTCGGCGGTAACAATGGTGTTTTTAGGCCTCAGAAGAGCTGATTTCAGTGCGGAAACATCGATGGTAGTCATAGTAATTCCTGAAAGTTAAATAATAAAAAGCCGCCATGAGGCGGCCAATGAATAACGTTTATATTCAGCTGCCAGCAGCAGTACCCCAGGTAATATTGTTCTGTTTACCCTGAACGGTAATCTGAATAACCTCGCTCGCCGGGGCAGTGATTTCATTCATCTGCCAGCCAGACAGGGCCAGGATCATATTCGCTGTTCGCCCGTTTGGCAGCTCAACGTAAAACTGAACAGTTTCACGGTTCTCTGCCGCATTGAGGAAATCGGCAAAATCCTGGTTAGCTGGATCGTCAATGAACCCTAGTGATTTTTCCGGGCCTTCCGGCAGGTCAGAAATAAACTGTTTGCTTTTATCAATGAGCGTGGTGCAGTCTACGAAGCCGCCCGTCTGGCCTGTGGCACCCAGTGCTTTACAATTGATAAGCGGTTTCATTGTTGCTACGTCGCTGCCCGCAGCCCCCCACATAACGACAGTGCCAGCAGGCAGCATCGCGTACTCTGGCGAAGTTTTATTATCAGCCATAATTTCTCTCTCTTTGATGGTGGCAGCGAGCGCTACCGGTGGTTTTCAATACGGTCACGTATTTCTATTGCGAGGATGCGCAGAACTTTCGCTTTTTGATAATCGAGCGCCGGACGAATGAACGGACTGGCGACCTGCTTCACAGTCCCCATCTCCTGAGCCAACGCTTTGATGAAGTGTTTTTTGCTCGGGCCAACGCGAAGATAAACAACCGCATTGCCTTTAGCTTTCGAAGAAGATGAGCGGATTTTTATTGAATCACGCATATGCTCATCTTTTGCTGTTTCGTCATACCCAGCATGCGCTTTCATATCTTCCAGAACAGGTTCAAGAGCTGCTTTTCCTGCCTCCCGCAAAACCTGCGTACCAACCTTTTCACCAAGGGCAAGGAGCTGACGTTCGAGTTCCTGAAGCCCTTTGACCTCCATGCGGATCATGATGACTCCTCATAATAATAAAGTACGTAATCTCGGATAAGCTTGTACTGAACCTGATTACTGGTAAGGGTCGCCTTGTCCTGCAGAATATTTCCACGCTGAATATATTGAACTGGATAACCTTCAAGCTCTCCGTGGATAATATCTTTCCAGTGAGACCAGATAGCCTTATCCAGTTTGACCAGCCCGGTGTAATCACCTACTTTATACATTGAGATTTGAAAGCGCCCAGCTATCAGCCCTGTACGCACCATCCCGTTTTCTATATCCGGGTCTGATATCAGCTGAAAAGTAATTCCGTTTTGCTCACTGTCTGGCAGCAGGAGAGGATAAACAGCCATTCCGGAAAGGCGTTCAAGCGAGGTTTTAATTGCCTGTTCTATCATGTCGGATATCCCGTTCAGCCGTAATTACACATCGATCAGGATTGCTACGGTCAACAGCGCGTACGGTATAGACCTCTTCATTCCATGTTACTTTCCAGTCAGCTTGAATGTCTGGACGTAGCCGGATCGTGAATAGCCAGGTTTCAACCACCTGCTGCTGGTCGATTGTGCGGATTTTTCGATTAGATACGTTTTCCGCCTTTGCCCATACAGTAGCAACCTCCACCGCAATTGACGGAAGAGGTTCTCCAAGCGGTCCCCGCTGAGTTTCCATTTTCTCTAATCTGATGCGTTTATTGAGCTCGCCAGCACGTAAAGAATTCATAGGCCATAAATCCTGTAAGGCTGAAGTAGAGCTTCGACGGCAAAGGGAACCTGAGCCACAGTCTCACCGATAACAACAGATTCACGATTCGCGTACCAGTGACCTATCAGCAGTAGCATTGCCGCCTTAACATCATCGTTCAGTAGAATCGGATCCGGGTCATCTGCGTAGCCAGAGGAGCTTTGATTTTCATAGAGCGTTCGCCTTGTCCATGTCTGGACGTAACGCGCCGCCGCACCTGTGTAAATCTCCAGCAGAGCATCATCACCCGTAAATTCGGTATCAATGCGGCAATGCTGTTTCACCACATTCTGATCAAGCATTTGTTTGCCCCAAAAAAAGCGGCCCGAAGGCCGCAATATTTATCAGCTCCCCGCGCCGGTGCTGAATGAACCGTACACGAACGCCTCAGGGCGTTTCACAGCCAGCGCCAGACGTTCTTCGCAACGGATGGTGATCATGTTTTTCTCGAAGTCGTCGGCGTTCTCCGTGGAGATAACCACGTTCGCATCTTCGCGGTCGAAGATTTGCGCGCCAGCGTTAAATGCACCGGTCAGGAATTTACCCTGGAAGGCTGCCGCTTCCGTTGCAACAACCGGCAGCCCCCACAGAGTCGGGCCAGTCAGTGCCGCCGGGTTAGCCAGGATGTAACGGCCCAGGCTGTCTTTGGTCAGCTCGATCCGCGCCCAGTCAATGAAGTGAAGAACATGACCAGACGCCGGGAAGCGTGCCAGCTGTGCCTGCAACATTGCCAGACGCAGATCATCAATCCCGCTCTGCTGTTCGACAGTGAACGCAGGATTAAAAGCGGATGCCTGAGGAACGATGCCATGCAGATGAACGCCGGTACCATCACCGAAGAGAATTTCCTGCTCTTCTGCATACTTCAGCCCGTAGCGCATTTCGGCATCAACAGTGGACTGCAACTGTGCGAAGTCATCCAGGATCTGCTTTGAGGCTTTGAACAGGTGGGCGATGGTGCTGACGCCAGTGATTTTTGGCGTGAACTCAATTTCGCTGTATGGTTTCTGCGTATTTTCAGGAACCACTTTCGCGTTGTTGGTGAAGCCCGTCTGCTGCACCCAGAAAATAGCCGGGGAAGAAGTGCGACCAGGCGCAATCAGATCGCGGATAAACAGACGCTGCTTCGGTGCCGTATCAATACCCGGCAGGCGCTGAGGCTCCACAACACCATCAGGAACATCCGCAGAAGTCAAAGCAGCCTTCACAGGGATGCTGATACGTTTGCCACCTTCAACACCGGCAGCAAAGGTTTTCAGCGCCTCAGCAGAGATCACCTGCTGGCCGATTGATTCCACAACATGCTTCGCGTTTGCCAGCGGCATCTGGGCAACATGTTGCTCCAGTTCGCCCATCGCTGCCTTCAGCGTTTTTTCTGCCTCACGCAGGGCGTTGAACTCAGAAGCCATTTTATCGACGGCTGCCTTTGTTTCTTCTGACAGCTTGCCGGATTTCTGCGCTTCTTTGACGGCTTCTTCTGCTTTCGCGTTGAACTTGCCGGTTGCTTCTTCAATGCTGGCCGTGACTTTTTTCAGAATATCGTTTACTTCAGACATAAAGGGTCCTTATTTGACTAACGCCGCCAGGGCGCTTTCAAGTGAATTGATGGTTTCAGGTTTGATGTCTTCGGCAGCGCCCGGCATACCGTCGTTGGTGGTGACAGCGCCAGGCATGCCACCGGATAAGGCTTTAATGAGTTTTCTGCGCTCAGAGCGCGGGGTGTTGGTCTTGGCCAGCAATGCATCAAGTTTGCGAAGCGCGGCTGCAGGCGATTCGTCGCCGTCGCTGACCGCATCAGCAGAAAGCAGGCTGTCTGCCAGTCCCTTCGCCACAGCATCACTGCCACCGATATAGCTTTCCGCGTCCATCAGCTTCTGCACGGCGGCCATATCAAGGCCGGAGCGCGCCGCGTAGATATCAGCCATAGCGGTATCGAAGGGCTCCAGCGACTGTGCCAGTTCCGCAAAGTCATGGCGATTTCCCATCGCGTATACCCAGCAGTTGTGGATCATCAGGAAGGCACCGCGGCCAATCTGAATATCATCCCCGGCCATCGCAATTATCGAGGCGGCACTGGCGGCAATGCCCAGCACCTTCACCGTTACACGGCCTTCGTATTCGCGGAGCAGGTTATAAATAGCCAGACCTTCGAACATGTCGCCGCCCGGTGAGTTGATATTCACCGTGACGTCGGCACCGTTCATCGCCCGAAGCGCACCGGCAATACGTTTAGCTGTTACCCCTTCGCCCCAGTAGTCCTGCCCGATAACATCGAAAACAGAAATGCTGTTATCGTCGGTGGCCGCCGCTTTGATCCCACCGTCCCATCGATCCAGTGCAGACGGTAAAGTTTCACAGGTGACACGCGCGCAGGGACGACCCGCCGGTGCAGCCGGAAGTTGTTTTTTTGTCATGTGGGTTATGCTCCTAAGCGGCCTGCTTTAGAGGCGATTGCTCATATGGAATGTCGGGGAATACGTGATTGTGAAGCTCCCTGATCGCCAGTGCCTGAACGGCAGGATTACTGTTCTCAAGGTTCTTCAGTTGTGTCAGGTTGAGCTGAACGGTGTAAATGTCGCCCCCTTCAATCGGTGGCATGTTCTCCAGACGGCGAACATCATTGCGGGACATCCAGCCATTCTGAAGCGCGCTGGTATAGTATGCAGCACGACCTGCGCTGTCGGCGCGCAGCAGTCCTTCAACGGAGAATTCCGCGAACACGTCATCATCACTGTCGAGTAAGCACCGGCCAATTTCCTGCTCAATATTTACCAGCAGCGGTCGAAGGGTATGCGTCAGGAACTGCAGGTTCATCCCCTCAAGACTGGATGCCCAGCTGCTTTGTTTCGTGGTGTGGCCAACCATGAAAGGAGGCACGCGAAACCAGCGACAAATTTCCTCAATACTGAAAGAACGGCTTTCCAGCATCTGGGCATCTTCAGGGTTCATGGTGACGCCCTGATACTTTAACCCGCCTTCAAGAACCATAATCTTTCCGGCATTTTTAGAGCCGGTAAATGCAGCCATGTAGCCGCGAAGCCTTTCACGTTGTTCATCACTGAGAGCATTTTCAGCGGAGAGAAAACCTGAACTCTGAAGCCCCTGTTCAAAAATCTTTGCCGCAGATTCTTCAACAGCCATCGCGGCACCGATCACATCCCGGCCCGTTTTCATCGGCATCATGCCGCAAACCCCATCCAGACCGAACCCGCGAATGTGCATGATATTTTTGACGGGAATGACACGCTCGTTACCGTTTTCAGTGTATTTGTATTCCAGCGCCCCGGTAGTAAGACGTTTAACCACCATGTTCTGCGGCAGCAAAGGCACCAGCGAAACCAGGCGATTTGCGATGAATTTCTTCTCAATGAAGGCGTTCCCGCGCAGGCAAATACTGGCAACCACCATCAGCATAAAGCGTGATGGAGTCATTTCTGAATTGGGACGGCGACACAGTACAGAATAAGCCGGGTGGTCGGTTGCCGCTTTACGCGAACCGTCAGGCTGTCGAACGTATATTTTCAGCGGAAGGGTTGAAATAGACTCGCTTAACAGCCTTACGCATGCCCATACAGCCGATAGCTGGATGGCTTTATCGGCCGTTACCACCTTTCCGCTGCTGCTGGTACCAAACCATTCCTCCCAGAACGTGCCGGTAGTCAGGCTGATAGGCACACCAAGCCAGTTAAGCAGAGCACTTTTAACCCTGCCTGGCCGTTTGTTTTTTTTCATCAGAAACCTACCATGATGGGATTATTGAAGAATCCGGAGAGATCCTGCTGGTCGTTGCCACCGTTAACCAGAACACGGCTCATTGCTGTGAACAATGCCGCCGGGCCATCAATCTTGGCCTCCGGTGTGGACTTGTTAGGAAAAATGTTCTCGTTCCGGTCAGGTTTGACGGTTACGTTGGACATCATCCAGTTCATCACCGGGTGATCGCTGTGATGAAAGCGTCCACCGTATACCAGTGCTTCGACCTCTTTCATCGCCTCAGAGAAATTGCGAACCGTCTGCGGCACTTCCACCAGCGGCAACCCTTCCTCTGCCAGCGAAAGGCTGAACTGCGTTGCACTCCACGGATCAAAGCCAATTTCTTTCAGGCTCTCACCAGCAACCCACGCCTGCAGTTCTTCCTTAATCTGGGCATGATCGATTACATCCCCATCGGTAAGGATCAGTTTGTCCAGCTCGGCCCACTTTCGATAGAGCTCAGCCATCTGGCGTGAACATTTCTCAAGGCGTCCTTCCGGCAACCAGAATTTGAAATCTGCATGAACGTGACCACCTGGCGCGCGCCAGACTTTAGCGGCCGCACAGATATCAATTTTGTTTGAAAGGTCAACGCCAACCCATGAAGGATAGGTTTTAAGTTCGTGCTGCGGGGCGATAAACTCGCATTTCTCCCATTTCATCATGTCCATCCAGGCCGACTCAGCGGTAACCCAGATATTCATGTGCTTGGTGAAAAAGTTAATCCTGGCCGAAACTTGCTCTTTCGCCTTTTTAGCCAGGCGGCGCAGATCATCCCAGCGCTTACAGATACCCAGCCCCGGATTCGCCTTCTGCCAGACTTTTTCATCAAAGGGATCGTCACCTTCATCTAAGGTGTAGATGATGGCAAAAAACGTATCGTCTTTTACCAGCCCGCGCAGAACCTTGATGGCGTAATCACGCAATTCGTAACAGATACCTTCTTTGTTGAAACCAGCGGTGGTGATACCGAAAAGCAGCGATTGCAGGCGCGCGCCGGTGGCCGTCTCCAGAACGTCCCAGACGTCACGGGTTTTATGAGCGTGCAGCTCGTCAACGATGGCGCAGTGTATGTTCAGGCCGTCGAGGTTGTTTGCATCTGATGATAATGGCTCGAATTTGGAGGCCGTTTGCTCCTGGTAGATAGCGAGCTTGTTGAATTCAAAGATCCGCCCAAGTGTGGCTTTCGCCTTCTTGACCATATTTTTCGCGTCTTCAAAAACAATTCTCGCCTGGTCACGGGTTGTAGCAGCGGAATAAACCTCCGCCCCGCCCTCGCCGTCGGCACCAGCCATATACAGCCCTACGCCGGAGCAAAGCGTTGATTTGGCATTTTTACGGGCCACCTCAACATCTGCTGTACGGAAACGCCGAACCATCACCGGCCGACCGCTGCCGTCCTTACGCAGGACGATTTCTCCCGTTTCTTCGTTAACCAGTGGGATAACAAAGCCAAAAATATTAATCAGGATAAAAACATGCCAGTCCATCAGCTCGATAGGCTGGCCTGCCAGCGCGCCTTTTACGTGAGGCACAAAATTATAGAAATTCAGAATGTGCTGCGCGCGCGGCTCACTGAAGAAAATACCGCGCTCTTCGCCATGTGCCAGATCGTCAAGAAAACGCTGGCAGGCAAGGCGCACATACTCACAGGCAATAATTTCCCCCGCCACCACCCTCTCGGCGTAGCGGATGCCTTCTGCAACCTTAGCCATTAATCCCTCGCATTCATAAACTCGGTCAGCGGATCAACCGCATCAGGACCTTTGGCATTAACCTTAGAACGGCTGGCTGGCGTCATGCCAAACTCACCGAGCATGGCGCGCAGACGTTTCCAGGCATCAGCTTTCATGATGGCCGCCGGGTGAGCCTTTATCAGCACATCCCCGCTCTGCGTTTCGGTCCGGTAGGTGTAGCCCTCAACTTCAAGCGTGTCGCAGTGATGCCGGTATTCGGTATAAGCCTCAACCAGCAGCTCAAGGGCTCTGGCATCCAGCTGAGACATCACACCGATAGCATCAAGCTCGTCGGCCATCCGTTTAAACCAGTATTTCCCCTGCTTGTCGAAATGCTTCGGCGTTGGGGGTACCCCTGAAGGGGGTTTTGGTTCGTTCTCATTGATCGGGCGTTTTGATGGGTTACCCCTCACCAAACGTAGATGGGTCGGGGTTTTCGGTGGTCCAGACATAATCGAAAACTCCTATTAATCATCGAGTGGGGGACCCCATAAAAAAGTTTTCTAACCTGCGGCGATGTGAAAAGAGGTTAGGCGGCGGTCCTTTGGCGCGTCGTTCCTGAACTTTCAACCCGCCCTCCCCCTCGGTAGATTCAAATGAGAATTAATATCATTTTAGTCTTTCAACCGCTGTCTTCGCTCTGTGGCAGGGCTTGCAGAGGCTTTCGAGGTTGGACAGGTCATCGGTACCCCCATTTGCTTTGGCGATGATGTGGTCCACCGTCTCAGCGGGTGTATACCTTCCATTTCGCAGGCATTCCTGACAAAGGTGTTTGTCTCTGTCGAGAACGATTGGGCGCAGCCTGTCCCACTTGCTGCCATAACCTCGCTGATGCCTGCTCTGTCCTCGCTGATGCTGCTGCCAGCCTTCGTTAAGGTGCTTGGGACAATAGCCTGAGCGGTCTGTGGTTGTGCCAGAACAGCCACGCTTGCGGCATGCTCTCGGTATTAACGCAGGCATCAGGCTAACCTCCACGCCCGGCGGCGTTCTGTGCGTGGCGCTGAGTCAGGGTGACGCTCAACCGGCTCGCCGTCAGCATGGTCCACCAGCGAGTAACACGGATAGATCACTGAGCCACCCCATGCATCACCAACAGCGTAATCGGCGGGCTTGCTGTTATCCCAGCGGGATAGCACGCGCTGCACATGCTCAGGCGGGACGCTGTAGCAAACGCCGTGAATGAGTCTCGGCAGCGTGATGTAATCAGCGCGAGTCTTATCAGCCACTATTAGCCGCTCAGCAATCTGCATCTGATACTGTGGCGGCCGCCCGGTACCGAGGTAAAAACTCAGCATGTGACACGGGAACCTCGCCAGCCAGACAGCAACCTGATCCATAAACCCACGGACTGGCAGGGCGTCGTCCTCCAGCACCACTACCCTGCTGGATTGCTCAGCAGCCCATTGCAGCGCGCGGTGATGATTCCAGTTCGCGCCGTGGTTACCGTCATCAATAAGCAGATGAGCATCCAGCAGCGCAGCAAGACGTTGTGCATGACCTATGCGAGAGTGATGGCCAACAACGCAGAACTTAATATCTGTCAGCATCATTATGGGTAAACACCTTATTACGGGCTCGTCGTGCGGCTTCAGCAGCCTCCTCAAGATCATCGAAGAAGCCTACGCAGTGCGCCTTTCTGTTGTGGCTGTAGTACGCATGCCATTTGCCAACCTGAGGATTCCATCTAACCCCGCGCTTCCCAGATGAATTCCGTGTGATAGCGGGTCCCTCTCGGTTTTCGCTATTTTGCTTTGGAGTTACGAGTCTGAGGTGGGAAGGATTAACGCATAGAGTGTTATGACACTTATGGTCCACGAGCATGCCAGGCGGAATATCACCATGCTTCAGAAACCATGAAAGCCGATGAGAAGACCAAAAAACACGACCTGCTGGCGTTCTTGGCCCCGCTATTTTCCCGTATATCTGAGGTTTGATATGTCTTCCGCCACCAGGTTGAATGGTTGCGCCGAGCCAAATCCAGCACTCATCGTCACCACGTTTATCAACCTTTTCCCAGAATCTTTCCTCAATGGGTCTTTTTTTAGGCATAGAAAACCCTTCCACGAAAAGGAATAAAGAAACTCAATAGAGGTTACTTATGGCGCCAGAAAGCTACTTCTTTCCCTAGCCCATCAGTCTTAAACACTGTGTGGATGCGCGGGCCGGTGACAATTCGATCGCCAAACGATTTAGCGACAATACCGAACGCCAGCATGTCACCCACCGCGGCGCCAGCCTGTTCTTTCTTCCAGAAACGATAACTCTCGATCCGGTAGTAAAGACGGATGATGCCGTGAGCGAACGCCATTACATCAGCGCGGGTGCCACCCAGCAGACCAGCGTTAAGCATCACATCGTTGCGATGCTCTTCAATGAACTCCTGATAGATGCGCTCCGGGTGATTCTGCTTTGCCCAGGTATCGGCGTAGGTCTTTGGTTCAGAACCGACGTACACCTTCCCTGCCTCCATTTCTTCCCACGGCGCGCGAAGCATTTCGACATCGGTACCATCGGTACACCAGACGAACCGGTATTCAGGGTGCTCTCGCAGGTGCTGCCAGATGTGCAGCCAGCGACGAAAGTAAACATTCATCTTCACGTCAGGAACGCGACATAGCTCAACATCTGCCGGGGCCGTCAGTAATTCATCCACCAGCGCTATATGACCACAATTCCGAAGTGATGAGGCCCATTTAGCCAGCATGTCAGGCGAGGCCGCCATTTTCGTACCGCGCTGAGGGTCAGGCTGGCTGGTCAGTAGCGTAGTGATAACCACGTCGCGCTGCTGGCGGTATTCAACGTAACCAGTAAAACCGGCATCACGCCGTTCGTTGTGGATCTTCACGTTACGTTCCACCAGCGCCTGTCTGTCTGGTTTCGGCACTGACCGCTCCACAGCCTCATGCTCATCGAGGGAATGGATCAGCTTTTCTGAACCGACCACATCACCGTAAGCCCACGTAGTCAGGCCAGCGTTATGGATACGTAGCGCGAGGTCACTGTGTTCATACATACCACGGCCGTATATCGGATCGAATCCACCTACTTTCTCAATGGCGCTGCGGTGGTAATAAAGCATCACGCCGCGCTGTCCGGTATACGCCACATGCTGATCGTCACGGTAAAGCACCGAAAGGTCATTGAGCTTATTCTGGCCTGCAAGATCGAGGAACTGGTAAGCCAGATGTGGCTCAGGTGATTCGATGTATGGCAGGTGCCAGTTATCGGCGATCGGATAAGCATCGTCATCCCATAAAAAGATATGCTCACACCCGGCGTCCATCAGCGCGGTTAAACTGGCGTTTTTCGAAGCAACAATGCCAAGTGATGTTTCATGGCGACGCAACTGCACTCCGTCAGGTACTACGGCGGCAGGTTTAGAACCGTCGTCGATAACCACCACCAGCGACCCGGCGGGCAGATGTTTAATGTGCTGCTCAATGGCGCGCGTTAAAACGTCTGGCCGGTTGTGGGTAGTGATGGCAATGCCAATCCGTGATGCTGAAGCGCAGGCAGGCACAAACGGGACACCATCAATAGTGACCTGCATAATTTCTCCATCTGGGTTTATTAGCGTTGGATAATTACTCGCCCGTAAAAAGATTGCCGCTTTACTTCGCCGTTCTCTGCCGTAATGTATCCGTGCTCATCGGTTACGGCGGCAATTACCTCTCCTTTTTCGTCATCAGCAGTGAGTACGTGCTTAACTTCAACGCCATCGATATAGACTTTATATCGTTCCCGAGCGAGATTAATTTTCCGCCCCGGATCGTCATCCAATACAGTGATACGCATACATCCTCCCTCAGAGTCCACTCGACCGTGTATTCCAGAGGATGCCGCCTGGCTTGAGCGCATTGCGAAGAGCGTCGTTCACCGCTTCGTGCATCGCCTGTTGCAAGCCAACTACTGAAGCTGTTTGCGCATCAATCTTTGCCTGGAGGGCTGCGAACAAATCGCTTTCGCGTACGGCCTTGAGAACCAGTTCTTGCATCTCGTCGGTTAGTCGCGTCTTGGTGGCTGTGCCTGTCGCTGAAGCAATTGAACTGATTGGTTCAGCGGTGGCATTATTGCCATCAGCGGGATTAGCTCCATCATGACTAATTGCCCCAGGGAAACCACCAAAAGCCAGACCACCATTGAAGGCCGTCTCTTCATTATTGCTGGCTGATTGAGCGGCTTCATTCACCTTAAAGCGGTCAGCCTCAAACACGACCTTGCGCTGGTCACCTTCAATGCAGACGGCCATGCCAGCAACGTGCAGTTTGCCGCCGTGGTTCACGTTCATCTTTACGCTATAGTTGGCAGACACTGCGGCATCACCAATCATCGTATCGGTAATATGCACCTGACAGTGAATCGGCGTTCCGTTTATCAACTTTTCAAATGCTTTGCTGCTGCGAATCTCTTCACAAATTTCATCGAGCGCCTTTTGAGCGCATTCAAGCTCAACCCCGAGCGGGGAGTGGTATTCCTGCTTCACCGTCTCACCAAAGCGCGTATTGACCAGGTGCTTAATAGCAAACTCCTGCCCTTCAGCAGTCAGGAACGTAAAATGATTTACCTTCCCATAGGCTGTTGCTGTGAGTCGGGTTTCAGCCAACCCCAGCTCGCGAAGCTGTGCTGCACCAGATTTAGATGGCAGCTCGCCACTTTGCAGCGCACCACGGAAAAACAGCGCATACAGAACATCAGTCGCCGCACCGGACAACGTAATAATTTTCTGACTCATGATTTATTTCCTTTTAGGCGTGAGCCTGTCGCACGGCAAATCCGCCGAAAGTTAACGGTTTGCCCAGGCTCACAGCTGAAAGACTTTCTTCGATGTGCGCGTGCGATGCGCATAAAAAAGCCCCGCTATTGCGAGGCTCTGGTTTGTTTCTGGCAGTTAGCCTGCCACGCTTTGTTATGCGCCAGGATGTCTTTCTTTGTCTGTCTGTCCAGTACATCCCAGTCGTGCGCTGTGCCGTAGATGGGTTTAACCCAGTCACAGGAATCGTGGACGAAAACATAGCTGGGCTTTGGAGGACCACCAACACAGCCAGCAGCCAATGCTGACACGGAAAGCATATAGATAAACATGAAATATTTATTCATTGTTGCCCTGCCATGGTTGAGTTAGCAGCGCCTTTTCAACACTCCATCCCCTGCTCAATCGGTGCGCGATTGTCTTTACTTTTACACCATAGGTTTCGGCTGCTTTGGTAATGCACATTCGACCTGCTGGTGTATCGAGCATATGGTTACTTCGTCGGTTTCTTGCCTGGTCTTTTGGTGTCGCCCATCGGCAATTTTCTGGTGAGTACGCCTTATCTACATCAATCCGATCAAGTGTATGACCTGCTGGACGCTCGCCCATGTCTTTCAGGAAAGCTTCAAAATTGCCCCAACGCTCACAAACTGAAATTCCGCGACCACCATAATCTCCGTAATACGCATCGCCGGGATAATTGCAGCGCCGCTGCATTGACAGCCAGCTGATATAAGTGGGAGAAGTTTCTGACGGTCTGCGATGCCCGTGTTTTACACCTGACATGCAACCGCAAGATTGTGTCCTGCCAGAGCGCAAGGCGTTTGACCTGATTATTTTTTCTGTGCCACACTCACAACCGCACAACCACATTGAAACGCCCGATTTATCCTTATTGGCGTAGGACTGCACAGTCAGCTTGCCGAACTTAACGCCGGTTAAGTCGATTGTTTTCCTCATGTTCACCCCTTATGAGCCGCGCTTCCACGTGTCACGCAGCTCGCGATCAACATCGTCATCAGGCATGCGGTTAACAGTCTGCTGTACATTGCTGGCCTCTTTCGTTGCTTCTACCCGGCGTTCGGCTACTGCTTCAGTGGCTGCCGCCTTTTCTTCGGTGCGCTGCTGGTCTGCTTTGGCTTCCGCTTTGCTGGTGCCGCGTGAATGACCTAGGCCAAACGCGGCGGCAATAGCAGCAAAAACCGCGACAACGAGTCCGGTAATCATCTCAAGCGTCATATAACTACCCGCTCCTTTACCCAGCCATAAACAAACGTTTCGTTCGCGCTGCGCTGTTCTGCCAGCTCAAGATAACGCTGACCTTGGCTACAATTCAGGGCCCGAAGCATAACCAGCTCACCCTCTTTTCCGCGCCGGGAAAGATAGCTTTTTAACGCGCTGATAGTTCGCGGACCAATAAAACCATCTGCAATCAGATCGGGATAGAGCGTGCCCTGAATGTTGAACACGTTCAGCCAGCGCTGGAACCATTTGGTCTGAACCGATGGGCCCATGTTTACACCAGTGTCGCAGAGTTCTGCAGCGATAGCTGGTGATACCTCTGAAACAAGGTCGAAGCGTGGCCCTGTCCAGTAGTCAGCCGTCAGGATATCCAGCGCCTGCTGGCGGGTAAGGTTTCGCATATCTCCGGTGAATCCGTGGGCGCGAGCTACCGCTTGTGTGATTCCCCAGTTTGTTGGGCCGCCTTTGTCGTCGGGGTGATTAACATACCCGCCCTCTTTGCCGAGGATGGCATTAAAAATTTCGTCTTTGGTCATTAGTGCCTCAGATGATCAACCAGGCGCGCAACGTTGCCTCTGACGGCCACCAGCACGGAAAGGAAAATGATGTTGGCCCCAATAGTGGCCCATGACGAATGAGGATAAATCCCGCACAGGTAGGCCAACGGCACAGCGCTGTACGTGACAGTAATCAGCCAGGCTAAACGGGAAACCCACGGGCGATGCCGGGAATCGCCACGACGATAAAACATCAGGGTAATCACCACCCCGGCGCAGAGCAGAGCATTTAATGTTGCAGTTGGGTCATTTAGTACCACCTGAACCTCCCCGGCGCGTTATCAGCGCCACCAGCGAGCCGACATCCTGGTTATTCAGGAACGTCAGGATTTTGACGGCTAATGCAGAAATGATTACGGCACCGATGGCGTCCAGAGGTTTATCACTGTAACCGGTCCAGGCAGATAACTTTGAGCCTACCAGCCCGGAGCATAAGATCCCGGCGATATACGACACTATGAAATATGCCAGCCGGCGGGTTGCACTCAGATCAGCTGCTGTGGCGATATAGAATACGGCACCTGCAAATGCGCCAAATACCACACCATAATCGGTGCCTGTAAGCAGGCCATAGATACTGGCACCCGTCAGAGCGCCACCGGCTAAGCCAGTGCCGGAAATCGGATCGGACATCGGTCCCCCTCAATGCTGTGAATCCTCTCAATATGAGGGGAAGTAAGGCCGCCAAACGAATCAATTTCAAAAGTGAAACTAAGATATGGTGATCTCAATTGCATGGCGATAAAATAAACGGTCCACTATCGAATGGAGCGATTCATGATTTTTCTTCGAACAGAAAATGGCAGCGAAAAAGTTGACGACTGGGAGCTAATCACTTCAAGACCAAATTTTGTTGCCAAAATAGCAAAAGGCGATCATCAGTTTGAGGAGATTATTGGTTACTATAAATTTAAGGAAGAAATCCACTGTGGTTTAACTGGATGCAACCAGCCACACCAAATGGGTTACATCGTCAAAACCTCAAGAGGTATAGAAACCAACATCGGCAACAAATGTGGAAAAAACGAATTTGGAGTTGAGTTTGGTGAAAACGTTCTCAGTTTCAATAAATTCATGGAGATCGAAACAAACCGAGAAATTATTAGCACCGCAAAAGATAAGTGTGATGCATGGAAAAAAAATATTGAAGCGCTACGAAGCGTCAAGCCCACTATCGATTATCTGTCGTTTGCTATTGAAAAAAGTAAAAACTCCAATTTTTCTGGCAGGCTTGGGGCTGCAGAAATCCGTCTATTAGAAAAAAATCAGAGTGGCTTTGTGACTCTTTCAGAAGTTGAAACTGATAAGAAGACAAGAACCATTCTTTTTGCAATGAATAAGCATATGCGGGATTCTGGAGAGGCAACAAGCGAGTACGACATGGGGAAAGTATCATTTACCCATGTGCTGCTACCCGAAAATAATCTTCGAAATTTATTTGTATCTATAAGTGAAGACATCAAAAAAATTCGTACCATTGACCTATCGACAGCACCAAGCCCTGAGATTGCTGAAACTGCCAGAATCGCGGCCACAATTGAAGAACGAATCAAACAACTAAAAAACCTAAAACATCAAGCCGGTAAGTTCTTAACTAAAAAGAACCTATTACCTATAGCAAATAAAATAAAATACTCTTCGACAGCAGAAGAAATCGAGCTTAAAAACTTTATGGGCTTTTTAGGTTGGCTTAAGTAATAAAAAAGCCCCGAGAGGGGCTTCATGTTGAAATCTTTTAGGCGTTACTCCGCATGATTAGAAGCATACATGACAAGTTCGGACAAAATCAAGCTTTATGTAGTGAAAAAACTAAACTTTGCTGCTTTCTTCACAGCTACTGGTTACAGCCTGAAATTCCCTTGCCGCCTTCCCCTCCTCTTGCTGGCAAATGCTCACCAACGCCTCAAGAAACGGTTTCCAGTTGCGAGTCCATGTTCTGACGTGCAGATCCGGAACGCGCTTCAGTATCACTTTATAGGCTGCGGTAGACGGCACCGCAGAAAATCCATTTCCGCTGCAGCGCTCGCAGGTTTTAAACACCGGAGCGCCGCGCTCGCTTGTGGCCTTGCGGTCTAGAACCTCGCCTTTACCGCCGCAACGACAACGGGCGCTGATCGTTCCCTTGCCTTCGCAAGCATCACAGACCGCCGGTACAACCTCTGTTACCTCTGTCCACTGCTCCCAGTCAGACGGTCGAACAGCACGAGAGCGGCAGGCCCAGTATGGAGCTTTACCCCATGGGTACGAAACCTTGCGGGTAATCTGCTCGCTGGTTGTTCGTCCGGTACCGCTGCAGCTGTGACACGTCACGCTGGTAGCCGCAGAACGTGAGTAATCAGCAAAGGCAAATTGTGCCAACATCTGCATACACCATCCGAACTGCCCACCAGCTGCTTTGCGAACATTCTTCGGTGCGACATCCATCGCATATCGCGCCAGCGCCTGAACTGCGAGCTGTTCATCTGTTTTGCTGATTCCCGCTTTACCGAAGAACGCCGCCAGGCCGAAGCGCGCACGGCTGCTGGTGGTACCAATCGCCGCCATTACGTCTGTTCCTGTAAGGCGGTCCGGAGAAGTTCCCTTCACGTCATCGCTGATATGCATTCCCTGAGGACTAAAATGTTTGAGCGATGCTTCCAGTTTCATAAGGTTGCCCTCGTTGCTTTGATGTTTTTAATAGTCTGCATTGCTGGAATGCCTTTCTTTTGAGTAACGTCTGGTCTGAGCTTTCTGCTGTGGCGCCGAACGCTGCTTTGCTAACTCCTGGTCAATTGGCAGGAAGTGCCCGTTATAGAATCGACGGTAGATCGTACCCAATTCACCGTTGCGCTGTTTGGTCACGTTAATTTCCGCGATCCCCTTCGCTGGCGACTCAGGGTTATAAACTTCATCTCGGTATAGCATCATGATCAGATCAGCATCAGCCTCAATCTCACCCGAGTTTTTGAGGTCTGAGTTCATCGGTCGTTTGTTGGGTCTCGACTCAACGCCACGAGAAAGCTGGCTCAGGGCAAGGACCGGAGTTTTATTGGATTTAGCCAGACGCTTGAGTCCTTTTGACACCTCACCGACGGCAAGGTCATATCGTGCAGTGCTTTCAATTTTGATGAGTGCCAGGTAATCCACGACCACCAGCGCTATTTCCGGATGCGCCAGCTGTAGGCGGGTAGCTATCTGTTGAATCTGATCTACTGTCAGATCGGTGGAATCAACCATCCAGATGCTACGACCAGTCAGCCGTTCTACACCGTTTGTCAGCCTGGCCCAGTCCTCATCATCAAAATCAGCAGCCTTTTTCAGGCGTGAAACCGACATGCCGCCGGCAGCAGATACCATTCGCTCTCCGATCTGGATATTAGGCATTTCCATGCTGAAGAACAGCACACCACGGCCCTGCTCAGAAACCTTCTCGATGATATCCAGCGCCAATTCAGTTTTCCCCATCGACGGCCGCGCAGCGATAAACACAAGGTCTGTTGGTTCAATGCCGCCAGTCTTTTCATCAAGCTCTTCAATACCCGTCATGAGGCTCCTGGCTTCTTCGAGCCCGCGGTTGCGTGCATCAACCCGGTCCACTACAGCAGGAAGAATGTCGTCGATATGAACTGGCTGAACGGTCTTTTCTTCGAGAGAAATTGCGGCAATGCTGTTCTGTGCGGCCCTGAATGCCGATAAAGCTGCATCACCATTGTGAGCACTCCGCAGATCTGCCAGAGCCCTTTCAATTACAGCTTCGGCATCGCGAACAGCTGCATTACGCTCCAGCGTCAAAACGTAGGAAACAAGCGCCGATTTCGCCCATGCAATACGGCTTGAGTCCAGAATGATTGCGCTGTGTTTTGGCATGCTTTCGCAGAGCAATACAGGGTCGATAACACCGGTCCCTCGCGCCTGGCGGCAGATCCCGGTGTAGATTTCCCGATACTGTGGTACCGAGAAGGCGCTGGCCGGAACTCTGGAGAGAATATCCAGTACCTCAGGGTCTGCACCACGCAGAAAAATAGCGCCGATTACCGCACCTTCCAGATCTTCATTTTTCCAGACAGGCGTCATGCTACAACCCCTGACGCGATAGCGCGGAAACTTTCCCAGCCAAATGCCAGACGGTTGCGGCCACCATCGGTAACCCGGTCCACGATTCGCTCACCAATCGTCTCTTTCAGCTGGTCGAATGTGAGATTGCTGATCAGAATTGTCGGCAGAATGCTTTCGTACCGGGCATTGATAATTTCCTGCAAGATGGTCATTTCCGTCGGGCTACCGAACTGCACGCCCACCTCGTCGATAATCAGCAGGTCCAGTGAAGCGAAACGCTCAATCACATCTTCCTCGGTAATTTCAGCATTGTGGCGCCACGTGCTTTTCACGGCCCGGGTGAGACGCATAACATCGGTGATTCCTACTTTAGCGAGGTGATCGCGGATGATGCTTTTCGCCATTGACACTGCCAAGTGGTTTTTCCCGGTACCACAATTTCCTGTCATGACGAGCCCGGTTCCAGCGTTCAGGCGATCACGCCAACTGGCTGTATAACGCTGACACGCCGCGAGATTTTTGGCGGCATCCGGATTGATGGCCTGGTAGTTATCGAACTCACAAGTTTCGAATCGTCGTGCGATCCCCGCATTGTCCATCAAGTCGGCCACCCGTAATGCTCGCAGCCCAGACTCAATCCGTTCCAGCTTTGCTTTTATGCATTCCGAGCACAGAGATTTTTTTACTGTTGCGCTGCCACGGAACTCTGGTCCTGTAAGAACATGAACCAAATATTCTCCATGGTTTTCGCAGTTAGCTTTACCGATGCTTTCCTGCCAATTTTCATGGCGCCATGGCTTTTTGCCCTCAAGCGAAAATGCCAACTCCTCACGAAGGTTTTCACGTTCGCCAATCAGAGATTCTTTTTCTTCGCGTTGTTTAATATTCAGCATTGTGATTTCTCCTGCTTACCAGTTGCAGTCTGACTGGCCGTAATCTTGTTCACTGAACCCTGATACAGGGAGCATTCCGGTACGTACGTTGGTTTTTCCTGCGGGAGGCTGCCACACCTCTTCGAAGTGCCGATCAGGACCGAAGAACGTTGCTGCTTGTTTGACGAACTGAGTTCCCTCGCTACCAGTGGCGCGAACATACCCGGCATAACGGCTTACGCCTGCCAGCATTGCCTCAGTGGTAACACCGTCTTTGATTCGAGATTTCCAGGCTTTCCAGGCAGCGGCCTTGGAGTTACCACCAGCACGTTTTGGATATGCCTGCCATGCCCGCTCGAACTCGTTGGAATAGTTCTCTTTGGAAGAGCGATTTTCAGAAGAGGCTTTTCCACGGACGCTAATATCTTGTGATTCTTGTTTTGAATTTACTTGTGGATCATGTTTTGAATTTACTTGTGGATCTGGGGTCAGATTCTGACGGGTGAAAACGCCATTTTTGTCAGAATCTGACGGGTGAAAACCGCTTGAACATCCAGAATCTGACGGTTCAGATTTTGAAGGGTCAGATTCTGACGGGTGAAAACCGTTAGTCCTGCGCTGCTGTTTCAGCGCTGCCACTTTGTCCTTCTCAATGCGTGCCAGAGCCTCGAGACGATCGGCATTCAAATGATAAAGATTGGACGTGTTGCGGTTACCTTTACGACGTGATTCACGACGCAGCCAACCGGAAGACTCCAGTTCTGCAATGGCGGTCCTGACCGTGCTTTCCCCGAGCCCCAACTGGCGGCAAATGGTCTCAACACTCGGATAGCAGACACCATCATCATTCGAGTAGTCAGCCAGGCGTGCCATAATCACAAGTTTGGCTCCCTTAATGTCATGCGCGGCGCACGCGTCCCAGACGTTACCGAGAATTTTGCTACTCATACAAACTCCTGAACTGGCGTGATTGTGTAGCCGCGAGCTGGCTCAACACGAACTGCAAGCCCGGTATCGAGAGCACCAATTTTTCTCACTTTCAGGAAACCTACACGTTCAATGGCCTTGATCGCCTTAAACATTGCCTGCTTTGAACAGCAACAGAATTCGTACAGTACCTGATGATCGATTACTCGCTCCCCTTCTCCATCCATAGATCCGCCCATCAAAATGCGAAGCATGACCAACCGCTGAAGTGGGTTATCGAATGAATATTTACGTACGAAGTCAGAGTGATTCATGATTCCTCCAGCATGCCGTGACATGTCACACCTCATTGCCCGGGTGAGGGAATGTATCTGGAAGGTCTGGGCGGATCTGGTAGGCTTTAACTTCGCCACCAGTAGCTTTAACAATGGACATGACATGATCAGCCTTAACCCGGCTACCATTAAGCCAGCGAAATACAGCCGGTTGAGTAACCCCGCACGCCCTTGCTAATGCAGCTTGGCCGCCGAGAATATCGATAGCTCTCTTGACATGTTGATTGATCATAAAAATACCAAAAGTTATTGAACATAGGGAAAGAGTATAGCCTTGAATAACTTTATGCAATAACTTATCGTATTTGCCACTTAATAACTTTTTGTATAGGCTTATTGGTATGAACACATTCTCAGATCGTCTTCAAAAAGCGATGGTTGACGCAGGCCTTACGCAGGCAGAATTAGCGATGAAAGTTGGGGTTTCGCAACCAGCTATCTGGCGTCTTGTTGCAGGCAAAACCAACACAACACGTAAGTTGGTTGAGATTGCTAATGCGCTGGGTGTGAGCCCTGAATGGCTATCAACTGGAAAAAATCATGTGCCTCATAGACAGGGCTATGTGATAGAGACCATGCCCGAAAGGGAGGTAAAGGATAACGCTGGCATATTCAGGGTCGAGGTTCTTGACCTTTCAGTGAGTGCAGGGCCTGGCACGTTCATGCTTTCAGAATATGTGGAGGTTTTACACGCTATTGAGTTCACGACTCAACATGCAAAATCCCTCTTCGGGAATCGTAGTGAAGATGTCGTAAAAGTAATGACCGTCAATGGCGACAGCATGGCCAGCACGTTCAATTCCGGTGATCGTGTCTTCGTAGACATTTCCGTCCGACACTTTCTAACGGATGGTGTGTATGTGTTTGTTTTTGGTAAAACATTTCACCTAAAACGTCTCCAGATGCAGGGAAACAGGCTGGCAGTCTTATCGGATAATCCGGCATATGAGAAATGGTATATCACGGAAGAAAACCAAGATGACCTTTACGTGATGGGTAAAGCCATAATGCATGAATCAATCAATTACAATAGGCTCTAACCTTCAACACCCCACCTTTTGAAGCCGCTTTTAAGCGGCTTTTTCTTTGTCTGTAGCTGTAAGTATGCAGTTTAATAACAAAATTTAATCAAAAAAATCAATGCATTAAACTAAATCGCAAAAGAAAAATAAGTTTTGTTATTGCAATAAGTTATTGCATGACTTAAAGTTCATTCATCGGCAAACAACGGAGCCAATGAAATGAATACTCAAATCACCGTAGCCAAAACCATCGGCAAAAGAATATTAAATCAAAGATCTTCGCTTCGACTGTCTCAGGATTTTTTGGCTGATCATCTTGGTTTAACAACCGAAACCATTAACAACTGGGAAACGGAAAAAACTGTTCCGTTTGCTGACCAGTTAATCCAATTGGCTAACATTCTTCATTCTGATGTTCTGTGGCTCATTTCAGGAAACGAGCAGTGTGGTGATTTTACAGAGCCAACAAGCATTATAACTTCCAATCAACTTAATTCATGGTCTGCGGATATTGGCAATTGCAGAATGGCTTTATCCAACGCTATGGATTGTATGCCTACGGAATTGTCGGCTATCGGTACGCTAACTATCGTTTATGAAAAATTAGACGACTTGCAAGAAACCATCTGCAAGCAAGCCGACAAGATTTAAAATTAATTAACATTATTCAATTAACACCTTTCTTGGTGGGGCCAAACTCACCCTGAGGAAATGAAAATGCAAAATTCCGTCGCAATTAATCAGCCAGTTAAAACGCCTCAAATGCTGTTCGGATCTGACAACATCAATGACTTTGGCAACCGCGTACAAAGCTGCCGGATGGAAGGTGATTCAATGCAGCCGACCATCGAACCATGTGAGGTTGTGGCTTTCGTTGATTGCGGTGGACGTGCGCTTACCTCTGGCATTTATGTTTACACAATGGATGCTTTTGGTCGCCCATGCCTTTTCATTAAGAGAATTGAGCCATTAGCTGATGGCTCATTAAAAATCATCTCTGATAACCATCATTACGAAACTTTCATCCTTAATACCGATGAACAGAAAGAAATCAAAATTTACGGTCGGGTGGTGGCTTCTTTGGCTGTGATGCGCTTAGTATGACTTTCATCAAAGACAGAGCAGCTTATAAAACTGCGCGGCTTTTCTTCGAGGCCTATGGCGAAGAATACCGCCATATCACAGACCTTTTCATGCGCAAAGCTTACGGGGTCTGAATATGCTCAGTAAAGACAGCTCTCTAGAAACCGCAAAAAACACAGCAGATAACCTGTATCAATTAATGGAATTAATTAACTCCAATATTATTGATATGGATATCGAGCAAATAATTTCTCTGTCTGGCCTCTGCCTTGACTTGTCGGCTCAGGTCTCAATATGGATGGGTTCGGAGTTTGAACGTCGTGAAAAACAACGTAATTGAAACCTACCGCCGCCGAATTTTAAAGGCAGCGTTATTACGCCACCAGCGTAAAACAGGCAGTAACTGCCTTGTTATTAAGCTCAATAAAGGCGGCATTAACACGGTCGAGTTAACAGAGATTCTTCTTGATGGATTATTACGAAAATTCGAAAGGCTTGCGATCAGTGAGTACGGGAATGTCGAAGGCGTAAAAGCTATCAAGGGAATTTACAGCAGCGCTGTTGATGTTAATGGCAGCGGTGAATTCCTTACGGATAGCGGGAAGGAGTTAATCGACGAGCTCATTTCTGAGCTGGTTGAGTTCGTCAAAAAACAAAAAGTAGAGGCTCCGAAAACGGAGGGTCATGAAATGGGGGGATCTGATGGCACTGACAGCGATACGAATTCCTGAGTGGGTTCACCTCAAAGCAGCACACGTTTTAAGCCAGTTCAGAGCAAGGCGCATTCACCCCTGCCGTATGCACGGCTCCGGTAATTTGAGCCTCAAGGTTAACCACCGCTGGCGGCTACTCTCCCGCGATGGCGGCAAGAACTGGGAAGTAATGTCCCATGAGCGTTATTCAAAAGTTAAGGATCGGAAATGAACGATAAACGCATCAGCACCACCTCAATTGACAGCGCCTTTGCCAAGGAGCTGCAGCCCGTTTACGTCGTATCTCGACACGGCTACTCGCGCCGTTTCCTCAGCAGGAGCGCAGCGATCAGTAACCTTGCTCACTACATGGTAACCAAAACTTTTCATCGTGCCGGTTTGAACACCAACGAACCAGACGAACCTGTTTTCAGCAATGGTGTGCTCGTCAACCGCATGGGCCAGCACACACAGCAATATCTCTTTGCACATAACCGATGCATGCGGCGCATTCGCCGAATTCTGGAGCGTAAGCGCGAAGCACGTAAGTGGCTCGGAAAGTGGGACGCCATGCATGACCGATTCGTGAGAGAGCAGGCAGAACTGCAGGCCTGTAAACCAGAGGGGCTGCGCTGATGATTGCTTACTTACGCGTTGTTCTCTCGCTGGTAATTGTCGCCAGCGTTTATGGCCTTTTCGTTCCGATCCTCATTTCGATGAAGGACACCACAGCAGTGTTATCCGGTTTTGCCCTGGCGATCATGACCCCGCCGTGCATCTACGCCATTTGTAAGGGTCTTGTTGTAACCGTAACTAAGGAAAAGAAATGAAAAAAGCAATTATGGCTTCAATTATCGCGCTCTCTGCCATCGGTCTTGTAGGTTGCGATCGTGTCGAGCCCGGCAACGTGGGTATCAAGGTGAATAAGCTGGGAGACGACAAAGGTGTCGGAGAAGTGGTTGGAGTAGGCCGCTATTGGACCGGCTGGAACACAGAGGTCTACATCTTCCCAACCTTCAAACAGATGAAAACCTACGACGACGCATTCAATTTCCAGATGAGTGACGGCACTACGATCGGCTATCACATTGGTGTCGCCTATAAAGTTGATCCAACCAAAGTGACGACGGTCTTCCAGACCTATCGCAAAGGTGTGGACGACATCACCGATACCGATCTGCGCCAGAAGATTGCCGATGCCCTTAATCGTCTCGCAAGCCGCATGAGTACCGATAAGTTCATTGACGGCGGGAAAGCTGAGCTGCTTGAAAACGCTCTGAAAGAGATCCAGTCCGACATGGGGCCGGTAGGAATCCAGGTTATCAGCCTTTCTTACGTCGGCCGTCCTGAGTACCCGCCGACAGTTATCGACAGCATTAACGCCAAAGTCACCGCCAACCAGAAGACCCTGCAGCGCGAGCAGGAGGTGAAACAGCGTGAAGCCGAAGCAAACATGCTGCGCGCTGAAGCGGATGGCCAGGCAGACGCAAAGTTGAAGTTGGCGGAAGCGGAAGCGAAGTCTATCCAGATTCGTGGGCAGGCCATGCGCGAAAACCCTGAAGTGCTTCAACTGGAGGCCATCAACAAATGGAACGGCACTCTGCCCCAGTACATGACCAGCGGCGCCAATACTCCATTTATCCAGGTTAAGTGATTCACCAGCCCGGCGTAAAGCCGGGCACTCAGAAGGATATCGAGCATGAACACAGTAACGATCAATAACAAACGGCTGCCGGCAGTCGAATATCGCGGTCAGCGCGTTGTGACGCTGGCGATGATTGATGAAGTCCACCAGCGACCAGAAGGCACCGCCCGTGCAGCATTTAATCGCAATAAAGACCGCTTTGTTCGCGGTGAGGATTATGAAGAATTAGGTGCAGACACTATACGTACGGACCTTCCCGTTGGAGTTTTTTCGAAATTTGCGCCATCAGGAATTGTCCTCTTCGAATCAGGGTACCTGATGCTGACGAAACCATTTAATGATGATCTGGCCTGGAAAGTACAACGCGAGTTGGTAAGTGGTTATTTCCGTCATCAGCAACCACAACCATTGACTGAAATCGAAATGATCGCCGCTATGGCCGCCGATGCCGTTCGCCAGCAAAAACGCCTGAATCATGTTGAAGAGCAGATCGAAACGGTCACCGAAGCGGTGGAGAACATCAAGCGCGGCACCATGCGCGCCGGATATGTCGGTTACCGCCAGGTGGTAGCCAAAAGCGGAATGAGTGACGCGAAGTGCCGGAATTTGGTCAATGCCTACCGCATCCCGACAGACACGCACGAATTTATGACTCCAGACGGGCTTTTGTCACGTAGGGCTATCGTCGAACTGGAGCCATTCATGACCGCGTTTCGCCAGATGATGTCAGAGGCTGAACCGCGCGGCACCCGCTGGTATCACCCTAAAATGGGTCTGTTCCAGGCGATTGGGTGGGAGGGTTAATAATGCACAAATTCTACGTCGAGACAGACAATCTGAACACAATCAGCGAATGCCTGCAGCAGCTCGTTAACGCAGAAGAAGCGCAGCTCAGCATTGAAGAGCAGCTGGCGAGATCGAACAGCTGCAGTGACTGGAGCGCATGGCGGAAAAAGGCAGAAAACGCGCTACGGGTGATCAAAGGTAAGCGCCGCATCATCACAGCTCGTCTGGCTGTCCTGCGCCATGAGGAGAAGGAACGCAACCTGCAGCTGCACCAGCAGCACAATGATTTTCTGGTTCAGGCTCTTCGCGAAATTGTAACGCCCTCTTCTTTCGCGCGGTGCGTTCGCCTGGCTAAAGAAAAAGTGGAGGAGAACCATGCAAACCAGTGCTGAAATTATTCTTCTGGTGCCGAATGACTGGGTTAGCGAAAAGGTTCTGATTGCGGTTACCGGGCTTAAGCCCGGAACCATCACCCGAGCCAGAAAAGAATCCTGGATGCTTGGCCGCGAGTACCTGCACATCTCACCCGATGGCAATCCAAAGCCTTCGAGCGAATGCATGTACAACAGAAAAGCCGTTGATCAGTGGATCGAGGCTCAGAAAAAAAATCAACCAGGTGCGAAGACAGCATGAAAAGCAGTACACTCGTCAACGCTCCTGGACGTCAGGAGGGATTAATGGCTAATGCATCATACCCGACAGGCGTCGAAAACCACGGCGGTTCACTTCGCATCTGGTTTGTATATAAAGGCAAGCGAGTCAGGGAAAACCTCGGTGTCCCTGATACTGCCAAAAATCGCAAGATAGCCGGCGAGCTTCGTTCTTCAGTTTGTTTTGCGATAAGGATGGGGAATTTTAACTATGCGGAAAAATTCCCAAACTCACCGAACCTTGCCCGGTTCGGTCAGGATAGAAAGGAAATTACTGTGCTGGAGCTTACCGAAAAGTGGTCTGAGCTGAAGAGGATGGAAATCAGCTCTAACACTATGAGTCGGTACGAATCCATCATAAAAAACATGCTTCCGCGCATCGGCGAAAACAAAATGGTTTCTGCGGTGACCACTGAGGATTTGCTGTACGTGAGAAAGGAGTTGCTGACGGGTTTTCATGTAATGAAGAAGGATCACCGGACACAGGTTAAAGGCAGGAAGTCTTCGACCGTGAATAATTACATGATGCTGATGGCCGAGATCTTCCAGTTCGGAGCGGATAACGGTTACGCAAAGGAAAACCCGTTTAGCGGAATTAACCGCCTCAAAAAAGCGAAAGGTGAACCAGATCCACTCACGACAGAAGAGTTTATCCGGTTTATCCAGGCTTGCGGCCACCAGCAGATGAGAAATCTCTGGTCGCTGGCAGTCTATACTGGAATGAGGCATGGGGAGTTGTGCGGTCTGGCGTGGGAAGATATCGATCTGCATGCCGGAACCATCACAGTGAAACGCAACCTTACCCAGACGAATGAGTTCACCCTGCCAAAAACCGACGCAGGCACTGACAGGGTGATTTATCTCATTCAACCAGCTATTGATGCCCTGAGGAATCAGGCCCAGCTGACGCGCCTTGGCCGGCAGTATGAGATTGAAGTGAAATTGCGGGAATATGGCCAGTCAGTCATACACCCCTGCACTTTCGTTTTCAGTCCTCAATGCGTCAAGCATGGGCCTCGTAGAGGATATCACTACGCGGTTAATTCGATTAATAAAATTTGGGCCCCGATAATCAAGCGCGCCGGAATACGGTACCGCAACGCCTACCAGTCACGACATACTTATGCGTGCTGGTCATTATCAGCTGGGGCAAACCCAAACTTTATAGCAACTCAGATGGGACATACCGATGCACAGATGGTTTACAAGGTGTATGGAAAGTGGATGTCAGAGAAGAGTACCGAACAGGTTTCCCTGCTCAACCAGGCGCTTTCACGCTTTGCCCCATCACTGCCCCAAAGCATGGTAGTAGCACAGTAGTAATCTGTAAATTCAAGTGGTTAGCAGTCATATAGCTACATTTGTATAACACGGGGCACAAAATGCCCTCGACCATAAAGAGCGCTTATGTTGTGATCGGGGTTCAATAAATCACTAAACAAGGTATACTCCGGAGTTGTTTATTGTACTAAACGCTCCTGTGAGAGGATGCTACTGCGCACCT